TGGCGTGTCTCGTGGCGTCGATGCTGTCCTGGTGACCCCTATGCTGATCATTCTGCTCCTCGTCTGTCTGCTCGTGTTTGGCGGCGGCGGCTACTACGCCGGCGGCCCGACCTACGGTGGCGGCGGCATCGGTTTGGTGCTGCTGATCGTGGTGTTGTTCCTGCTCTTCGGCGGCGGCCGGGGCCATCTGTGATGACGCCGCTCGTGCTCGTCCTGGTGCTGCCGTGGCCGTGGGTCCGCGTCCTGACCCGGCCGCCGCCGATCGGCGTGCGGTGAGTGATCCGTCCTTCGCCCTGGTCATCGGGCAAGTGGTCCTCCTGCTGACGACGATTGGGACGGCCTGGCTCAAGGATCGCCGCGACGCACAGATCCGCCGAGACGTCGCCACGCGCGACGCGCAGCTGCGCCTCGAGCAGCTCGAGGATCGCCGGGACGCCGCCCGCCAAGCCAGCGCCGAACGGGACGCCGCGACCGCCGAGATCATCGCCCGTGCGAAAGCGGAGGCGGAAGCCACCCGCATCACCACGGAAGCGGCGGCCGATCGGTTGCGGCTCGAAGGGCTGCACACCGCCGAGAATCTCCGGCTGGCCTCGGCCCTGGCGACCGCCCAGGCGCGGGAAGAGACGCGGATCGCGGCCGACGCCGTGCGGATCGAGCAGGCCGAGGAAGCCAAACGGACCCGCGACAACAGCATCGCGGAAGCGGCGCGCATCCGCGAGACGCAAGCGGGGCACAACGCCCAGGTCATCGAGGCGATCGCCGAGAGCACCGCCGCCAGCAAAGCCGCGGAAGTCGAAGCCAACCACGCCAACCACAAGATCGCCGACCTCAATCAGCGCCTGATGGACGCGCAGACGCTGGCGAGCGCCGCGGCGACCGAAGCGCGCACGGTGGGCGATGACACGCTGCACAGCGTCACCCAGGCCGCCGCCGTCGGCCAGCACACGCACGATCTCGCGGAAGCGATCAACCAGAAAGTCACCAAGGATCCCCATGCCGACCATTAAGTTTCACGTCCAGGACCAGGCCGGCGGCGCGATCCCCGGCGCGACGATCACGCTCGCGACCTCGGCGACGACCAACACGGCCGGCGAGATTCACGCGCACATTCCCGCGGGCACCTACGACGGGACGGTGAGCGCGCTGGGGTATACGGCGCGCACCTTCGACTGGCAGTTCCGGAGTGATGGGACCGTCGTCGTCGCGCTCGAGAGCGGGCCGCCGGTCCCGCCCGTCACCGGGGACGCGATCGACGTCGGCGCGGCGATCATCACCGCCGGGACGCCCGACATCCGCGACTGGCCGATCACGACGACGCTCACCGAGTTTGCGATCGACCGGAACGGCTGGATCTCGGTCAACTTCGGCGCGCGCAATGGCCCGGACGCCTGGCCGTTCGTCGATGGCGTGGAAGGGGAGATCCAGTACACCCTCGGCGTCGGCTGCTGCATCCACGACGTCTGGTACCTGTCGACGCCGATCCTCTGCATCTCGCGGGGCGTGGACGATAACTACGTGCCGACCGGGGACACCCTGGCGCCGTTGCAACTCCCCGAAAACTGGTACTACTACGCCGGCTCGCCGCTGGCGAACTACTCGCCCCGCGCCGACGAACTTGTCGCGTGGTTCGTGGCGGCCGGCGCGTTGCGGCGCGGCGACATTCATACGGTCATGGCGCGATCCAATGTGATCGTCGCGCCCTTCCGGGTGGGGAGCTTTCTATGAGCGCCGCGGAAGACACGGCGGCGGATCTGGCGCGGCAGCTGGTCGCCGATGAAGCGGAGCTCGAGCGCCTGAGCGCGCTCGCGGCCCGCCACATCCCCGCGCCGATCTGGCGGTGTATGACGTGTGGGGCGCTCGGGCCGGGCTCCGTGGCGATCGTCCATGCGGCCGACTGTCCGGGGGAACCGCTGACGATTGCGGAAGGCGCGGACCTGATCGACTACAACCAGACCGCGCAGCAGCTCGGGTTGACCGGGCTCGACCTGCCGCCCCGCCGATGGTGATCCGGCGGGGTCCCGCCCGGCCGCGCGACGTGGATGTGGAGCGGTTGGCGCGGCTCAACGTGTGGTGCCGGTGTGCCGTGCCGGTGTTCCGGCCCAATGCTGCGCAGCGGACAGGCTGGCGGATCCTGGTCTGTCAGCAGTGTCAGGGGTTGCAGCGGCCGGCGCAGCACTAGCGCGGGCTGATGAATGCCTTCACCGACGGAGTTACCGACTCCGCGTCACGTGCGCCCGCGGCACGCCCCGGACTCGAACCGGGATCATCTCTGGTAGATCGCGCAATCCTTCGCGTGCGGATCGGCGTCGTGCTGTTTCGGCTTCAGCGGATTGCCGGACACGATGCAGTCACAGGCCCGCGCGTAATGGCAGGAGAGGCCGGTGGCTAGATAGGGCTGATCCGGCATGACCTCGAACGACACGCGACAACCCGGCTGCAGTTTGTCCATCGTCGTGAAATCGCGATAGGAGTGGCCGAGCTTCCAGGCGTAGATCCAACCGTTGTCGGCGCGCAAAATCCCTTGAATGATGTCGAACCGCCGGGCCTGCTGCTGATCGTCGGGCGCCTGCACGTAGAACAGGACGATGCCGGCCTGACGCGCATCGCTCATGCGCGGGCCTTCACGTACGGCAACAGTGAGGCGTGGGGCAGCGGCTTCCCGTCCGCCGCGGCCCAGAGGTTATCCAGCACCGGCGCGTCGGCCCCGAGCTCGCCGGCCACCTGGTAGACCTCGGCGCACAACTGCCGGAGGCGGGCCAGGTCCTGCACGGCGGCCTCGAGCGCCCCCACCAATCGCAGGACTTCCGCCTCCGTCGCCGCGTGCGTGCTGTTCGTCATTTCAGTCCTGCCTGTTTCCAGATGCTCGCGAGCAGCCATCCCTGAATGTCATCACCCGGCTTGCCGCTGACCGTCACCTTGCCGGGTTTCGTCGAGTGCGTGAGCTGGCGATGGCTGCCGGCGGTCGTCTTCAAGACCCAACCGTCCTCGGCCAGCCGCTTCAGAATGTCGCGCACCTTCATTACAGAGAGTATACGGGATTCCCGTATACACTGCAAGGGCTATCGTGCGCGGGCGGCCGATTTCTTTTTGCGCGCGGCGAGTTTCCGGATCCCGTCGAGCGCCAGCGGGTCCGGGTCGTACCGGCCTTGCTCCCAGTCCTCGATCGTCCGCTTGGATCGATGCCAGCGCGCGGCAAACGTCGCGGTGTCTTCGTCCAGCGCCGCACGCAGCGCGCGGACTTCCTCGGCAATGGTCACAGGCGACATATTACGGGAGAACCGTAAAATAAGTCAAATCAGTGCTTGACACGCATAACGGGATACCCGTATACTTTGCAAGTCAGAAGAAGCGGCGCCGCCGGGGTGGTTCAGACCCCAACGACGCCTAACCCGTTAACCGAAGCAGGCTCGGCCACGCGGGCTACCCGTATCTTACGGGAGCCAAGCCGCCAAGCGAAACGAGGCGCCCATGCTCCCTAAGTTCCTCCAGTCCGAAACCGTCCCCTACGCCTCCGTCGAGATCGTGCCCGCGTCGCACTGCGCGTGCGGGGTCGCCCTGGCGCGCCACGTCGACGGGTGGGACGGCACGCCGCTCGACTGCACGGAAGCGCGGCGCCGCGCCGGCTTCCATACCTTCCTCACCGCCCCGGCGACCGGCCGGATGCTCGACAGTCTGATCCAGGACAACGCCGACACCGACGCGCGGATCCTCGCCGAGCGCGACGAGGAGCTCGAGGCCGAGTGGCGCGCCGAGCGCGAGGGTGACGCCTGCGGGCCGAACTGCGGGTGGTGCGGGAGGTGCTCGTAATGGACATCAACAGCGTCTTCCCGTCGCGGTTCGTCAAAGCGCACGAGCTCCAGGGCTCGAGCCCCACGGTCACCATCGATCGCGTCGAATTTGAAGACGTCCGCAAGCGCGCGGGCGTCGGCACGGAGCGCAAGGCGATCGTCTATTTCAAAAACAAGGCAAAGGGGCTGCTCCTCAACCGGACGAACGCGCGGAGTCTCATCGCGATCGCCCATTCCTCGATTACGGAAGACTGGACCGGCGTGAAGGTCCAGCTCTATGTGACGACGGCCAGCTTTGGATCGGAGTCCTTCGAGGTCATTCGCATCAAGGCGCCGGCGATCGCCAGTGCGCCGCGGCCCTCGGGGCTCCCCAAGGTGTTCACCGACGAACTGGAAATTGATTTGGATGACGCGGGGGTGCGCCGATGAGCGCCACGGTCACGCGGAAGGACGGCCCGAGCGGGCGGTTTTACGAGGTCGACGGGGAACTGTATCCGAGTGTGACTCACGTCCTCGGCGCCATTAATAAGCCCGCGATCGCGCCGTGGGCCGCCAAAATGGAGCGCCAAGCCTGTCTGGAGACCGCCGGCGCGCTGTTTGTCGAGCTCGGCGCGGATTTGCAGCACTACCCGGCGAGCTGGGTGGTCGCGGCGCTCGAGGCGCGGCTCGGGACCGTGAAGGCGCATCAGCGGACCTTGGAGAAGGCCGGCGACATCGGCACCCAGGCGCATCTGATGATCGAGTGGATTCTCCGCACGGCCATCGGCGCAGCGGCGGGGCCCAAGCCCGCGATCAGTGCCCCGGCGGCGATCGCGGTGCGCGCCTTTCAAGCCTGGGCGGTCAGTGTCAATCTCAAACCCGTGCTGATCGAGCGCGTCGTCTATTCCAAGCGGCACAAATTCGCGGGCACGCTCGATCTACTGGCGCGGGTGAATGGGCAGCTCGTGATGGTCGATTTCAAAACCGGCAAGGCGATTTACGGGGAATCGACGCTTCAGGCGGCGGCGTATTCCGCGGCGCTGGTGGAGATGGGCTACCTCGAGCCCGTGCGGTCGCTCGTCGTGCGACTCCCCAAGGTGCAAGGCGACCCGGATTTTGAAGTGCTGGACGTGCCGGCGCGGGCCGAGCTCCTGCCGGTGTTTCTCGCGACGCGGGCGCTGTGGGAATGGACCTATTCAAACGAACAGGCGTACCGCGCGAAGTCGCGCAAACCGGCGAAGCCCGCCCAGGCGGTCGCATGAGGACGATCCGCGACCTCCCGACACTCGACCAGGTGAACGCCCGGCCCCACGCGACCCCAAAAGGTGAGCTACAAACGCGCCTCGATCGCGCGATTGCCAGTAAATCCGCGCGGCTCGCCGATCAACGTGAGCTGCGGGCGTGGGCGCTGGCCGTCAAAGCCCGCGACAACTGGACGGATCGGTATACCGGCCAACGCCTCCGCCGGTGCCTCGAGCTCGACCCGCTGCGCGCAGAAGCGCATCATCTGGCCGGCCGGGACGACTGGACGGTCAGACACGATCCCCGCAATGGGATCACGGTGAGCTTCGCCACGCACGACGCGATTGAGCGCGGACGGTTACGCGTGGAGGGGACGCGGTTTTTCCGGATCCACGGGACGCGCTACATTGACGGGGATTATCCCGTCGTGTTTGTGCGGACCTGACAGGGGGCGTGATGGCTGACTCGTGGCGCGTCGTCAAGAATCCGCACCGCGATGATAGTTGGTTCGTGGTGCGCGGTACCGAGGCGACCGACAGCGAGACGATTGCCCGACATTCCCTCACCCGGTCGGACTTTGACGACGAAGTGACCGCGCGACTCCTAGCCGCGGCGCCGGAGCTGGTCGCCGCGCTCGTGACGATCGTGCACTCCATCATCAACGACAGCGATGCGTGCGTGTTTTGCAAGAAGGACGTGTACTTCCACGACAGCGACTGCCCGATCCTATTTGCCGTGAAGGCGCTCGCGAAGGTGGAAGGCCACTAGGTTTGCGACGCGGTAGGGCAACCGTCGGGCCTACGTCCGGGGAGCCTATTCGCGTATGAGTCTTTTTGTCGTCGTCGTGCGTCGTTGTATTTTTCTTTTCTGGGGGCGTGATGGCTGACGACCGACGACTCCGAAGTCTGATTGCGGAGTGGCGACTGAAAGCTAGAGAAGCGGATCGTCTGACCGCTCAATACGACAAGGGCGGCGATTATGCGGGCAACGGGCACGCCTTCCGCAAGGAACGACGAGTCTGGACGACGTGCGCCGATGAACTCGAAGCCCTCCTCACGGTGTCCAGCCCACCCGAGGAGACGCCCAAACAGGAAGACACAAACGATGACTAAGGCCGAGGTCTGGAGGCATATCGAAACGGAAGACGGTGACACGTTGCTAGCTCTCAGCAACATCATCTGCCACCTGAATACTTTGCTGACCGATGAGCAGAAGATCGCGATTAACTGGCATCCAGAACAGTCCGTCTCGCTAGCCATCATGCGGATCATTTCAGACCTGAGTCGGGCCGCTCTCCCTGTCCCGGTCACCCCACCAGAAGGAGGGAGAGAGTAAGGGGCCGGCCGCCGGATCGTGTGAATCCCCACCCACACGACCCGGCGACCGTGACGGACGGACAGGGAAGGTCACACCCTGATCGTCCTGGAGGTCGTTATTCCTTGGGCGGGCGCCCGACTTTCCCTTCCGTCGGCACAACGAAGGGATCCAGCCGGATATTCCGAATCAGCTCAAGCGGGATCCAGGTCGTTTCGCCGCGGTAGGTGCAGCGTTCGACGGGGCTCGCGCCCACCATGTTGCCGGTCTGATCGATCGTGACCGTCCCAATCCCCTCGACGTCCGCGTAGCGGAGTTGGGGATAGACCTGGAACTCCGTGATCGTGCCGAAGGGCTGGACCGTCTCGGGGGCGGTTTTCGCCGACTCGGTGCGCCACTTTTTCGCCAAGGCTAACAGTGAAGCCATACAGAGAACTCCCTGATCCTCCGGAACGGCGGATCGGGGGAAAAGTCTACACCTCAGTACAGGGTTGGGAAAGCAGAACTACAGGACGCACGACGACGACGAGATTCTCCCGCGCGGACCTGGCCGGACGTGCCGTTGGGCCTGGGGATCTACCGCGACGAACCGCGTACGGGTTCCTTCGACCGCTGACCGGGCGGCGCGGTCTGGGGGCGGCGGGGCCGTAGGCGCTCGATCTCGCCGGCCACGCTGATCATTTGGCGGTGCAGGTTGCTGACGCGGCGATCGTGCCCGCTGCGGCGTTCGCGGCCCGTGCGGCGCTCGGTGCCGGCGACCACGCCCGGCTGAAAGAGCTGGTAGGTGGCCAGGCCGAAGAAGTCCGCGATGCGGTCGAGGTCCTTCAGTTGAATTTCGCGCGAGCCGTTGAGGAACTTGTTGATCCAGGACTTGTCTTTCTGGAGCCAACTCGCCAGGTCCACCTGGTTCTGTTTGCGCGCGTGCAACAGCCCGCCGATGTTCGTGCGGATGATGTAGAGCGCGTGTAAGTCACTCATAACAGGCGAGTACACAGATACCACGGCGCCCGTAGCTAAAAGGCCATCAGTTGTCATCACAAAATCCTTGATCCGCGTAGGCAATCTGGCTACGATGGCGCGCATGGACGCCGCCGACCGGTTAAAGCACTGGATCGACACCTCGGGCATCACGCAGCGCATGGCCGCCCGGATCTTCGGGGTGCATTACACGTACGTGAATCAGTTTCTCCGACGGCGCCGGACGCCGTCGTTGGCGGTCGCGGTCGTTATCGCGCACCACACCGGCATCGCGCCGGGGGCCTGGGTGCCAACTGCGGTAGGCAAGGACACGGGACCGATGCCGGTCGACGGCCGGAAGCGGAAATCGGCGTAAGGTCTACGGCCATGTCGACAGGTTTACATAACATACACTCTACCGCCTACCGACGGTTGACGATTCGTCAACTTTGGCAGACAACAGTCACCGCCCGCCGCGTCGATCCCCTCACCTGCAACAACTTACACGGCCTCTCGACAGAGGCAGAGCACAGCCTGTACCGGCGTCGGGGTGTGCGGCAGATGCGGGAGGGGCCCCTCTGAGGCGTCGTCGGAGGGAGCCCGCCGCGCGGGAGTAAGACCACGCGGCGGGGACGAGCGCGGCATGACTTGATGGACAGTGAAGGGCTGTCCCGCCATGCACCAAAAAGATTTACCACAGGTCGACCGGGCGATCAGTCCGATCCCTAACACACCGTCCAGCTCACCAAGCGAAAGTCCGGCCGGGCTCTCTGGAGGGTACGCGGCGATACCGTCGGGCGTCCCGTTGGGGCGAAAGTGCGCGACCACAAGCCCTAGGGCCGCCGACCTTCGCCCGCCTGTGATGTCACCGTTGGGTCACGTCACAAACCGGCCGTACGCTATCGGCTACGTGCGGGTGTCCACGGAGAAGCAGGCGGACTCCGGGTTGGGCCTGGAGGCACAACGCGCGAGCATCGCGGAGACGGCGGCCCGGTTAGGGCTCGACGTGCGCGCCATCTACGAGGACGCGGGCGTGTCCGGCGCGCTGGCGATGGCCGATCGGCCGGTGCTGGTCGAGGCGGTCGGGGCGCTGCGGCGCGGCTGCGTGCTCGTGGTCGCGAAACGGGATCGGCTGGGTCGCGATGGGCTTGAGGTCGCCATTGTCGAGCGGTCGGTGAGCAAGCGCGGCGCGCAGATCGTGTCGGCGGCCGGCGAAGGCGGCACCGACAACGACCCGGCGAGTGTGCTGCTGCGGTGGATTATCGACGGGTTCGCGCAATACGAACGGCTGCTGATCAAAGCGCGGACGACGGGCGCGTTGGCGGTGAAGCGCGGCCGGCGGGAACGGATCGGCAACGTGCCCTACGGCTCGCAGCTCGCGGCCGATGGTGTGCACCTGGAGCCGGCGCCGGTGGAGCAACGGTTGATCGCGCGGATTCTCGAACTGCACGCGCATGGCTATACCGTGCGACGGATTGCGGAGGATTTGAACCGGCACGGCTGGACGACGCGACGCGGCACACCGTGGCGGTTTGAGTACGTTGCGCGGACTTTGAAGGCGAGTGTATGACGCTCGATGAGTTGATCGACGCGCTTGAAGAGTTACGCACGCAGGCCCCGGCCGCCGGTCTGGCGGTCGTCAACGGCGTCGACGAGGACGCGATCTGCTACGAGCACGGCGAAGTCTGGATCGGCTATGTCGACGACGAGGAGGACACCCCATGAAACTCACCCTCGCCTACAGCCCCAGCGCCGATCGCGAGACGCGCCGCGCGCATCTGCGCCAAGCCGTCGAGCGGTTATTCCGGACCTTCGTGGATCGCCCGTGGGACGCGCCTAGCGCGAAGGAGCTCGCCGCCCTCGCGACGTTGTGCGCGGAACACGATCTGCCGGACGAGGCGATGCGCTTGCGGCGGTTGGGGGAGCCCAATCCGTATGTCTGAGGACGACTTTCGCGACGCCGCCCGCTTCCACTGGCGCACCGCGTATGCGGCGTATCAAGCGATGCCCACGCCCGAACTCTGGCGCCAGCTGCAACAAGGGATGGTGGATCAAACCGATCTGACGACGCCGGAAGCGATCGCCTTTGGGGCGGGGCGGTTGGCCTTGCTGGCGGAAGTGTTGACCCGTCGGGAGCCGACGCGATCGTTACGGATTCCGATTCTGCCGGTGGGGGAGTCGTGAATGGGCTGGGTCACCGCGATCCTCGGCGTGATCGCGGGCGTCGGGATCGGCGTGTGGCTCTGGTTCCATCTGTTCGTGCATCTGCCCCTCGAACAGTTCGTGAAGATCACCGAGAAGCGGCACGCGGAATTGTTGGACTTGCAACGACGACAAGAGGACGAACGGTAGAAGAACACGACGGACGAGACGAACGATGATCCGCGCCCTCGACGTTCAATCAGACTCAGGCACCGCGAGAACACCGCATCGAAGCAGGTTTGTCGGATGACGATGCCCGGCCGATACATCCTCGACGAACACGGCGAGCCGCAGCCCTGTGACGACCTGTTGACCTGGGGGCGGTGGATGCAGACCGCGGAGCGGCATCTCGCGTACGACAAGGACGAAGGCCCGAACGCGCTGGAGATTCGGATCTCGACCGTGTTCCTGGGGCTGGATCACAGCTGGGGCGACGGCCCGCCCGCGCTGTGGGAAACGATGGTCTTTGGCGGCGTGCTCGACGGCGAGATGGATCGCTACACGTCGAAGGCCGACGCGCTGCGCGGACACCACGCCATGTGCCGGCGCGTCCGCGCGACGCTCGAACGATCACCGGCCGTCGATGCGGTAGGGCTATCGGTGGGCAAGCGTGGTGATCTCCCAGCCGTGGATGCGACGCCGTACCATCAACATCTCGACATCTGCACGCAGTGTCGCGAGCAGCCGTTCAATCAATGCGACACCGGTGCGCGGCTGCTCCGCGAAGCCGTCGACGCGAGTGACCGGCCATGACGGAAGAGCACTCAGCTTGCGACGCGGTAGGGAAACCGTCGGGCCTACGCCGGGGAGCCTATTCGCGCATAGAGATCTTCGTCGTTCTTGTTCTGCCGTTCTGGCGCTTCCAAGACGAACCCCGTGAGGATCGCGAAGAAGAGCCCGACGACGACGAGCTCGAAGATCCCGAGGATCTCGATGACGAGGACGAAGAGGATCCCGACGACGAGGCGGCCTTTGCGTAACTGAGGGGAGTCGAAGAGAGGGGACGTGGTCCGGTGCAAACGGCCCACGTCCAGATGGGAGCCGAGCGTGAGAACCCGAGGTGCGAGATGCGATCAAATTACCAGAGGGTGGTAGCCCGTGCAACTGTCGCAAAAGACTGCGCTCGGATCGGGCGATGAGTTACCGCCTCTCCATCGCGGAACGGATCGCCCTGACGACGGGTTTTCACACGTCGTCGGATAGTCGCGTGCTCCTGGCGCTCGCGTCCTTCGCGCACTACGAGACGGGAACGAACGCCTGCCCGAGTATTGAGAAGCTCCAAAGTCGCATCCCGGATTTATCCTTGCGGACCATCGCCCGCTGCTTGCGTCGGCTCGAGGCGGACGGGTGGATTGTCGGCGCGCACACCCATCGCTGGCCGACCGTCTATCGGATCGTGCTGGATCGGCTGGCGACCTCGGCGACGATGGCGAAAGTCGTGGTGCCTGATCACAAATCTGACTGCCACTTTGGCATTCAAACCGGATCCGATCTGACTGCCACTTTGTCCGATCTGACTGCCACTTTGTCCGATCTGACTGCCAAAGTGGCAGACCATCCCGTATTAGATCCCGTATTAGATCCAAAGAGCGTCGCGCGGCGCGCGCCGCTGTCTTCCCCTGTGGAAAACTCAGAAAGAGACGAAGGCGAAAGTCGACCGCCGGACGCCGCGCCGTTGCATCAACAAACGCTTGGCTTGCTCGCGGACATCAACGCGCCGCTCGAACGCCCGGAGCGGCCGACGCCGCAGTGGGGCCAGCTCGCCGACGCGCTGCGCAAGGGGCTCGGCCTGGAGAGGAAAACCGGATGACCGATCCTGTCATTTGGCGGATGCCGGCGCTGACGTGTCCCACTTGCGGCGACACGATCGACGCGCACGGCGAGGCCGACACGCGCCCGTCACGCCCGCCTGCGTCCGGTGATACGACGCTGTGCGTGTACTGCGGCGCCTGGCTGCTGTTCACTGACGGTCTCGGCCTGCGGTGCATGACGGCCGCCGACAAAGCGGCGCTTGACCCGACACAACACGCGCTGCTCGTGCGCGCGGAAAAGTTTTTTGTGAGGCGCCACTAATGCCGCCGATCGTGTCCCGTGGAACCCCCGACGACACTGTCGTCGGCCCTGTCGGGGCGTCGGCGTGGATCACCAAAGCTGAAGCGGCGAAGATGCTCGGCGTCGACGAACGCACAATCGAACGGCGCGCCCGCGCCGGGAAACTCGAGGCCAAGGCGCGGCCGGGCTTCCCGACCCTGTATCGGGCCTCGCAGGTCCGCGATCTCGCGTTGGGCGGGTCCGTGGAGGTCCGCACGCCCTATCTGGCGACGATCCCCGACTCGGGCAACGGCCACGGGCTGACCCAGCGGCCGCCGGTCGACATTGCGGGGCTCGTCGAGATCCTCCAAGGCATCCGCGCCGCGCTGGTCGGCAGCGCCCCGATCGGTCCGACAGGTCCGACAGATCCCCCGACAGGTCCGACACGGCCGATCCTCACGCTGTCGGAGGCGGTGGACGCTTCCGGGTGGTCCCGCACGTTCCTCGTCCGGGCGATTCACGAGGGACGGCTGCCGGCGGTGAAAGATCGCGGGTGGAAGATTCGGCGGGTCGATCTGGAGGCGCTGTGAAACACGCGCACCTGATCCGCGCGCTCGCGATCGGGCTGTTCTGGGTGCTGTGCGCCGGCTTATACCTGTCGACGTGCGCCGGATTTGGTGGCTATTTCGAATGAGTGAGACTCGCACCTACTGGCTGTCCTTCACCGATCCGGAGCGGCCGACGGGGGATCAGTTCCTCGGGGCGGCGGTGATCGACGTGTATGAGGCCGACCAGGCGGAGGCGCTGCCGGTCCTGCAAGCGATTCGCGCGCGCGCCGGGTTGCCGCCAGCGGAGGTGGAGATCGTCTGGTTGAGTGCGGCGATCAAGAAGTCCCACACCTTGAAATGCAACCCCGGCGGGGAAGTGATGACGTTGCGGATCGATGACTTGCCGAGCTTTCAACGGAACGGGGCCAAGTATCCGCGCGGCGTGTTGTTGTCCCGCGCCGACGTCGAGGCGCTCGACGGCGACGCGGGGCGGACGGTGCATTAACGAATCACGATCTCCACACAGTGCGTCACCGTGTCGCAGATCCGATAGCGATCCTCGGTCCCGAAGCGCTGCACGATCGCGTCGAACGTCGTCCACACCGGCGCCGGTGGCGGCGGGTTGTAGACGCACGGCAGCGGCCCGCCGTCATTCAAGGCCGCCGGATCGTTGCAGATCAACACCGGCGGCGGCGGGAAGATGCACGGCAACAGCCCGCCGACATTCGTCGCCGTCGGATCGGTGCAGGTCGTCGGTACCGGGACGCCCGTCCCGACGGTCACCGGAAACACGATCACCGCCGAGACGGCCTGGGTGGGAAAGGGCTGCGTCCAGACGACCATCGCTTTATGCGCGCCGGTCCCCATCACCGCCGGGTCCAACACGATCGGCGTCACGAGCTGCTTGTTCAACTCGGGCGGGATCACGTCCTGGCGAATCAGCGAGCCCATGACGCCGTGATGCAGGTCGGGATCCAGCCGCTGTTCAAACAGTTCGCTCGTGAGCGCCACGCCGGCCGGCGCGGTGTAGTTGTAGACATTCGCGATCGTGGGGTACGGCGCGGTGATCGGCACCAAGGGCAGGTAGTTGTCGATTTCCGTGATCACCTCGCCCGCGATCGCCGTCCCGCTCGGATCGGAGAACACACAGGCCGCCCGATGATGCACGCCGGGATTGCCTTGCTCCGCCGCCGGTTTCTCGGGCGCACTCAGATCGATCGCCGAGTAGAGCGGGAAGACGGCGCTCGCGTCGAGTTGCGATCCATCGTCCAACACCGTCCGGGTGAAGATCCGCACTTCGAGCCAGCCATGCAGCGGCGTCAGGAAGATGTGCAGCCCGCCCGGCCCATCGTCGCCGAGCGTCAGATCGACGGTGGCGACGCCGGTCCATTCGACCAGGCCGTCGGGGTTGCCCCGCATGACGGGCAGTTCCTCGGTGCCCGTGGCGTCCCACACGATGCGGCGCACATGCTCGCCGCGCACGAGGCCGACGATCCCCGCGATCTTGTGCGCTTTGATCGTGATCGGCACGTCGAAGGGCGCGTAGTCGGTGATCTGGGCGTACGCGGGCGCCTTCGGGACGACGTGAATATGCCCGGCCTGGAGCGGATCAGGATTCCCGATCCAGCACTGACTGTCGACGGCGAGCCACTCGGCCGGACTGGCGTACGTGGCTTTTTGCGGGTGCCCGTGAATCGCGAATTGTGCGCTAGCGGCGGGGGCGACGAGGAGGATCAGACAGAGGGGGAGGAGACGACGTCCCCAAGACGAGGCGGACATACGAACCAGCTTTCAGACCGACGATGGGTGGCGGACGGGGGGCCATAGGCGACGACTCCAACAACGCGGGTGAATAAAACAGACGCACGCCGACGGATCGGGCTCCCAGCGCAACCCGCGGCGCACGCCTGGACGAGAGATCGCGGGGCTTACTTGTGCTTCGGCGCGGCGTTCATCCCACCGGACGCGGCGGGCGTGTTCTCGGTGATCGCGGCGGTCAGATCGGCGTCGGACGCTTTCAGCGCGTCGACTTCCGCCTGCACGGGCGCGAGTTCTTCGGCGGTCGCACCATTGGCCAGGGCCGCGTCGACGGCGGCCTGGACGCGGGCGGCGATCCCCCGAATGAGCGCCGAGGCGCTGGCCATGACGGTGGTCGAGGCGGTCACTTCCGCGGCGAGGTCAGCGAGGATCGGTGAAGGCATGTGTCGTCTCCTATGCAGTCGGGTGAAGGGGCACCACATCCGCGGCCTCCGCGGCTTCGAGCGTGGCACGAGCGGTCGCGAGTTGAGCGGTGAGCGCGGCGATCTGATCGGGATCTTCGTTCCGCAAGATCGCGATCAGGACTTGGAAATCGGCGAGCGTGCCGTTGAACGTCAGAATCATGGTTTTCGGACCTTCGCGCCTTTCGAGGGTTTCACGCTGGCCCACGACGACGGCTCGCCCCGCTCCGTGCACGCGGTAATCATCAGGGCGACATCGGCGCGATCGAGTCCCGCCACGACAAGCTCCGCGGTCAGGGCGTCCGGGTTGAGCTTCGCGTTCCCTTGGCGTTCGTGGTGGACAACGTCATACCCGAGACAGGTCACGCCGTCGTTGGCGGGAATCCCGGCGGCGACCAGGCGCGCGTCGATCTCTTTGCGGAGCTGCTGCTCGTCGTTCAGGTAGCCGGCCAGCGGGACGATCTTCGCTTCCAGGGCGCGTTGCTTGCGGACCAGCGTCGGCAGGTCCTCGAGCACGCCGTAGGCGGTGTAGTCGTCCATTTACACCGGCACCACATGAAACGGCAGCGATGTCTCCGCTTCATGCACGACGATCTGAATCGGCCGCTCGCCCACGGCGACGAGCTTGATCATCCCGTCGGCCACTTCCACGCGCAGATCCCGGCCTTCAATCCAGACTTCGCGCGGCGGGACGGCGCGATCGACGATCACGGTGTAGGGGGGAATCATGAAACACCCTCCGACGAAGACAAAGACGACGACGAAGTTTTCCCGCGCGTGGACACTGGACCCGTGCTACAGGCATGGGGATCTACCGCGCCGAGCGTCTGTGCAGGCTCGCCGACCGTCGACACCGGCCACGGCAGGCCATAGTCACGCCGCTTGATCTTCGCCATGCGGCCGTCGGGATGGTGAAAGACGATCCCTTCGATGCGTGACATCGTGAGAAAGGCCCGCAACTGGGCGAACGTGCGCGGTTCGTGCGGCACTTCTCGGATCACCAAGTCGCTGCCGTGTGGGACGACCCGGATCAAGCGATGCCCGTCCAGGTGGTACGGGTTCCCCTGCACCTTCGGGCCGACGAGTTCGTAGATCCCATCGGCGAGCGGATCCGTCCCGGCCGCGTCGAGTCCTTCGAACGCCCACCGATCCGCCGGGTTCGCGCGGTCGCACGGCACATAGGCCGCGTCGTCGTAGTCGCGGTCTTTCGGCTTCTGGCGCTTGAAGAGGTTCCCGCCGTCGATCTTGACGTTGGTCCCGTCGTACTTCACCGTGGCCCAGCCTTCGCCGTCGAGCACCCATTGGCAGCCGGGCGCGACCTGATCGGTCACCGGGCGGCCGTTCTTCGTGTCGTCACGCACGAACAGCGTCGGGATTTTCTGCATCAGCCGGCGAGCCTCCCCGTGCGAGGTTTACGCGGTACCTGAGGCGGCAATGCCTGTCGAGTTCGCGTATGAGCGTCGTCGTCCGTCGTCGTCGTCCGTCGGTCGTCGGCGTCGTCCGGCTCTTGCGTCGTCGTCGCTTGTTGGTTGCCCCACCGATGGGACTCAATGTACGCCTGCAGGTCGTCGGGCTCTACCCGCCACATCCCATCCAGGTAGACCGCGGGCAACTTCTGGTCGCGCAGCAACCGTCGGACGTGCCGCTCCGAACAGCTCAAGCGATGCGCCACATGCGCCACTTCCAACAGGCGCGAGAGCACGCTGAGCGGGACGGACGACACCTGAGCGGGATACATGCGCTTCCGCATGATGCACCCTCCCACGTCCGAAAAGAGCGGCCTATACCAGATTAGACAGGACTAGACGGTCCTGTGCGGACCTGTCCCCGTTCAAGGTCAACCGATCCAGCCGACACTACCAACAGGCGTCGACTCTGCTCCCCCGAACAGAAAGGCGCGACATGCGGGAAAGATTCCGGCGCGTCTCCCACCGACGACTAATCCTCGACGGCATCGACACAAGCCAGGCGCGCGAGCTCGACGAGACGAGCGACGAGCCCTGGTGCTATCTGCGAGGTCGACGCCGGCGTGGGTGATCGTCCCCATGCGATCCGACGGACCTATCAGGTCGGCTGCCGCTGCGCCGCCTGCGTCGGCGTCAATCGGATTTATCAGCAGACCTACCGCACCGCCCAACGCGCGGGTCGTCCGCTCCTCGGCGCGCATGTCGCCGGCCGGGAGGCGGCCCGTGTCGTCGCGGCCCTGGTGGACGAGGGCTATCTGAAGGCGGAGATCGCCGCCGCGCTCGGCTATCGCTGGCGCTGGCTGCCGTGGCGCGTGGGCGCCGGCGTCACCGTGCGGACGGTGCTGCGGCTGCGGACGTTGCAGCGACGGTGGACGGGATGAAAAAGAGACAGAACGAGGCGCGGTACGAGGGACATCGCGCCGGTCGGCTCACCCAGAAGCAACGGCGGTTCGTCGGTGAATACCTGATTCACGGCAACGGCACCCGCGCGGCGAAGGCGTGTGGATACAGCGCGAAGACGGCCGCCGTCCAGGGCTCCCGCCTGTTAAGGAATGTTAAGGTTCGCGCGGCCGTCGCGTGGGGCGCCAAACTCCAACTGGATAAAGCGGATCTGACGGGGCAGATGGTCGTCGATCGCCTGCGGCTGCTCGGCTTTCAGGACATCCGCCGGCTGTTCGATGTCGACGGGAATCTGCTGGCCATGTCGGAGCTCTCGCAGGCCGCCGCGGCGACCATCGGCGGGATTGAGGTCATCATCAAGAACGCGGTCGCCGGCGACGGGCATCTCGATACGATTCACAAGATCAAGATCATTGACCCGGTCGAACCGCTCGCCCTGCTCGCCAAACGGTTCGGCCTCTTGAAAGACGTCGTCGAGCATCGCATCTCGCTTGAGGATCTCGTCGCCGGGTCGAGGCTGATCCCCTGACGCCCGCCCAAGCGAAGATTCGGCAGTGGCGCGAGGACCCGGCGACGTTCGTGCGCGAGCAATTCGGCGTGGAGCCGGATGCCTGGCAACTCGAGCTGCTCCGCGCGTTCGCCGATCCCGCCAAGCAACGCATCAGCCTGCAGGCGTGTGCCGGCCCCGGGAAGACGGCCGGCCTGGCCTGGTGCGGCTGGAACTTTCTGGCCTGCTACGGCGATCGCGGCGAGCATCCGAAAGGCGCGGCCGTCTCGATCACGAGCGCCAACCTGGAAGACAACCTGTGGCCCGAGCTGGCCAAGTGGCAGGGGCGATCGGCGTTTCTCAAGTCCGCGTTCACCTGGCACAAGGAGCGCATCGTCGCCAACGATCACCCGGAAACGTGGTTTCTCTCCGCGCGCTCCTGGCCCAAAAGCGCGACGCCCGACGAACAAGGCAAGACGCTCTCCGGCCTCCACTCGCAATTCGTGCTGGCGCTGATCGATGAGTCCGGCGCGATTCCCGCGACCGTGCTGCGCGCCGCGGAACAGGCGCTGAGCAACTGCACCTTCGGCAAGATCATCCAGGCCGGCAATCCGCTCTCGCTCGACGGGATGCTCTACGCCGCGTCGACGCAACTGGCGCACCTCTGGACGATCATCCGCATCACCGGCGACCCGGAAGATCCCGCGCGCTCGCCGCGCATCGATGTCGCGTGGGCGCAACATCAGATCGACACCTACGGCCGCGACAATCCGTGGGTGATGTCCTACATCCTCGGGCAGTTCCCGCCGTCCTCGCTCAACTCGCTGCTTGGGCCGGAAGAAGTCCGCGCCGCGATGCAGCGCGAGCTCCCGGCCGGGGCGTATGAGTGGGCGCAGGCGCGGCTCGGCGTCGACGTCGCGCGCTACGGGGATGATCGGACCGTGATTTTCCCCCGGCAGGGCAAGCGCGCGTTCGCGCCCGTCATCATGCGGCACGGCCGCGATACCGCCGTCTCGACCGACATCGCCGCGAAAGTCATGGCGCAGCGGCTGGTTTATGACACGTCCGCAACGATCATGGATGCCACGGGCGGCTGGGCGGCCGGCGCCTCCGATGTGCTGCGCGCGAGTGATGCCGAGCATCCGCCGGTCAATGTGCAATTCCACGCGCCGGGCCTCGATGGCCGCTATAAGAATCGCCGCGCCGAGATGTGGTTCACCATGGCCGAGTGGGTGAAAGCCGGCGGGTGGCTGCCCAATGTGCCGGAACTCATCACGGAGTTGTCGTCGCCGACCTATACCTTCGTCAACGGGAAGTTCCAACTCGAACCCAAGGACCAGATCAAGGCGCGGCTGGGACGGTCGCCGGATCTCGCCGACGCGCTGGCCCTCACGTTTGGGACGCCCGAGATTGCGCCGACGAAGAAGCAATCCTGGGGCGGGCTGCAGCCGACGCACTGGAGCGAGATTTAGCAGAATGAGTGCCACATGGCCCTGAAGCTCACCGCCACGGATTTCGACACGGACGCCGGCCCCTCCACGGTCGCCAAGGATCTCGACGCGCGTCCGCCGGCGGAGCGCGAGAAGCTCAAAAAAGATCACGCGACCGCGCTCGCGCAGTTTGCGGCGTCGGCGGCGTTCTTCTCCGAGCAACGGCAGCGCGAAGTGGACGATCTCAAGTTCGTCGACTTCGGCGAACAGTGGGATCCGACCGTCACCAAGAACCGCAAGGGCCAGGACGCCGCCGGCGGGTTGCCCGGCAGTCCCGCGCGGCCGACGCTGGTGATCAACCAACTGCGCGGGCCGTGTCAGCAGGTCGCCAGTCAACGCCGGCAAGCGCGGTTGGCGCTCGAGTTCTCGGCGAAGGGGAACGGCGCGACCAATCAGACGGCCAGTGTCTACGAGGACATCGCACGGGGGATTCAAGCGGAGAGCCGCGCGCCGATCGCGCGCAACTGGGCCTGCGACCGCGCGGAAAAGTCGGGGATGGGCGCCTATCGCATCGACACGGAATACTGCCTCGAAACCCCCACCGATGACGCCGCGTGGAACGACCAGGACATCGTCTATCGCCGGATTCTCAATCAAGGCTCGGTGTTCTGGGACCCCAACGCGCAAGAGCCGGACTTTTCCGACGGGCGCTATCTCTTCATCACCCAGGACCTGAGCTACCCCGACTACGTCCGGGAGTATGGCGACTCGGAGCTGGCGGCCCAGGATCCCGCGGCCCTGACGGCGACGGGCGCGACCGCGCCGAAATGGGTGTTCACGGCCGGCGCGGCCGGCGCGACGACGACCGACGACGAGCACGAAGGGCAGACCATCCGGATCGCAGAGTACTGGCAAGTCGTCGAGAGCTACCGGACGCGCGTCGAGCTCGAAGACGGGCGATCCGCGTTTGACGACGAGCTCCCGCCCGGCGCGCGGCTGCTCAAGGGCGGACGCTCGCGCAAGGTGAAGACGCGGAAAGTGCTGTGGGCGAAGATCAACGCGGTCGAATACCTCGAAGAGCCGCAGGAGTGGAACGGCGCCTACATCCCGATCGTGCCGGTCGTCTGGGAAGAAGCCAACGTCGACGGCGAGCGGCGCTGGACCGGCATCGTGCGCCCCGCCAAAGACGCCGCGGTCAGCTACAACGTGATGCGCAGCGCGCAAGTCGAGACGATCGGCTTGGCGACCAAGGCCCCGTACATCGGGTACATGGAAACGATCGCGCCGTACCTCGATTGGTGGAAGCAGGCCAACACCCGCAACTTCCCGATCCTGCCGGTCGCCATTGTGCGGGATGCCAGCGGCAACGCGCTGCCGCCGCCGCAGCGCAACGTCGCGGAACCGGCGATCCAGTCGATCACGATGGCCGCGCACGAAGCGAAAGACGACGTGCACTCCACGTCCGGGATTCCCCCGGTCGCCTTGGGGCAACTCGATCCGCACGAGCGCAGCGGCAAAGCGATCCAGGCGCTGCAGCAGCAGAGCGAGACGGGGAGTTCCGGCGGCCTCGACAACCTGGCGACCATCTCGATCGCCTACGAGGGGAAGATTCTCCGCGACCTGATCCCGCGCATTCTCGACCGGCCCAAGCGCATCGTCCCGGCGGTCGGGCTCGACGAGAAGCGCGCGCTCGTCATGCTCAACTTTCCGTACAAGACGGCGAAGGACGGCACGCCGACCCCGCTCCCGCCGATGGTGGATCCGCGCACCGGGCACCCGCGCGAGTGGCAGAAGGGCGATCCGGTCCCCCCGGGCTACACCTACATCGACCTGGCGGCCGGCGAATACGGCGTGGCCGTCACAGTGGGGAAGAGCTACCCGACGCGCAAAGCGGAAGCCTCCGCCGCGATCGCCAACGTGCTCCAGGTCGTCCCGCCCGAGATGGCCGCCGCGATTGCGCCCGCGTGGCTCGCGGAACAGGACTACCCGGGTGCGCTGAAGATTTCCGAGATCGCCAAGAAGAGCCTCCCGCCGCCACTGCAGGCCGCCTATGAAGATGACCAGGGCGACACGGAGATCCCGCCGCAGGTGAAAGCGCAACTGCAGCAGCTCCAACAACAGCTCCAGCAGGCGCAGCAGATCATCGAGACCGACCAGGCCAAACAAGCCGGGATGCTCCAGAAGGCGCAGCTCGATAACCAGGCGAAGATGCAGCTCGCGACGATGGACGCGGAGTTTCAGCGGTGGAAAGCCACGCTCGACGCCGAAACGAAGCTCGCGGTCGCGTCGATCAGCGCGCAGTCAGCCGACAAGGATCGGGAAGTCCAGGTCGTCGAGATGCTGACCGGCGTCGCGAAAGAGGATCGGCTCGAACAGCACACGCGGACGCACGAGCATGTGCAGAACGACCTCCAGCGGCAACACGAACGCGACATGGCCGAACGTCAGCACGCGCAGACGCTCGAGCAGGCCGCGGCCGGGGTGCAGGGCGACGCCGCGTTGGCGGATCAGAGTCAGCAGCACGCGCTCGAGCAGAGCGACCAGGGACAGGCGCACGCCCTCGAGCAGGGCCAGCAGGCCGCCGACCTGGCGCCGGACCCGGAGCCTGCGGCCTAGTCGTCGCCCGCGTAACTACAGTCCCAATCATGCTCGTCGGTAAACAGCGAGCAGTGACAGTCGGGGCAGTGCGGATCGTCGAAGCAGTCGGGACAGCCGCGATCGCACGCCCGGCACCACATCGCCTGATGATCGCTACAGAACTCGTGGAGCGGTTTGTGCGCCTCGAACTCGCGGCACCACGGCTCGCCCCGGATGCCGTCGTCGTCGTCGTCGGTCATCGGTCAAATTTACCCGTGCGCGGTGCTCTCGCGGTACCTGCGTCTGCGTGCACGTCGAGGCGCGAAAGATCGTCGTCGTCGTCGTCGGATTCTTCTGCCGTAAGAATGGCTTAGTTATGCCAGATGTCCGTCTCGCGCGCTGTCGCGACGCCTACGACACCGATCGCAGTCCGACCCTCTGGGCCATCCTGGATGCGGTGAAGGCGATCGCCAACCGCGTCGAGGCGGAGCAGCCCGCCTGGCGGCCGATGCACGTCAACGCCGCGCACCAGCTCCACCGGCACGGCTGGAACGTCATCGAAGGGGACCCGGCGGCATGAGTCTCAGTGCCCGGTTTCGCCATCGTCGCGGCGACTGGACGACGCCCGCGCCCAATGCGCAGTTACAGGATCCCCATGAACAGCCTCGAGCAACAGACGGCGCGGACCAAATACGACCAGTTGAGCGCCCGGCTGGCGAATCTCGAACTGGTGATGAACCATCTCAGCGACACGTTGATCGACGACCGAGCGGCCATCCTCCAAGCGCTGGAAACCCAGCGCGCCCAGGTGATCGTGATGGCGGAGGACCAACGGGCCTACGTGGATCGGCAGGACGCGGTGGCCCTCGGGGCGATCATCCGGTTTCAGCAGATGGGGATTCTCGCCCGCTTACGCTGGATCTTCGTCGGCCTCTGAAAAGCGCACACTGATGGTTCTGGCTGATGACCTGTCGCCCGATCTGACGCCTGAACCTGCCGCGGATCCCGCCGCGGCGCCGGTGGTCGACCCGTGGGCGTCTGATTCTGATCGCGCCGCGACCGTCGAGACGCCAGCCCCCCCCGACAGCCCCGACACGCCCCCCGACAGCCCCGACACGCCGGTATCCATTGATACCCGGGCGCGCGATGAGGCGGGGAAGTTCGCGCCGGCGGAACCGGCGAAGGACGGCAAGAAACCCCGCACCGACCCGGCCGCTCGCGTCGCGCAAGCCACGGCGAAAGAGGCGATCGCGAAGGACGAGGCGCGCCAGGCCCGCGAAGAAGCCCAACAGTTGCGGCAGCGCCTCGCCGCGCTCGAAGGCGGGAAGCCGCCCACAGCGCCAGTTACACGCCCGACGGTCCCGGCGCGTCCAGCCTTCCCTGACTTTGGCGCGTGGGCGGAAGCCCATCCCGACCAGACGTACGAGGACTACACGGACGCGCGCACCGATGCCCGCTTCGCGAGTCTGACGGCCCAACGCGAGCAGGCGCAACGCACCGAATCGCGCGTCTCCGCGCACACCGAACGTCTGCAGCAAACCATCGCCACGGATCCCGACTACGCGGCGGCGCTCCCGACCTGGGACGCGGCGCTGGCGGCCGTCGGCGTGCACAACCGGCCGGGCGGCCTCCCGATCCCCGCCGTCATGGAACAGGCGATACTCGACTCACCCGAGGGCCCGGCCCTCATGCGCTACCTGGGTACGCATCCCCAGGAAGCGCGTCAGCTCGTGCAGGAGTCGGCCGACGTCGACGCCTCGCCCGCCGCTGTTCGCGTGATGCGGCGTTTGCTCGAAACGACCGCGCGTGCTGTCCAACCAGCACTCGATTCAGCGCCTGCGGTCCGACCATCCAGCGCCAAGCCTCCGATTAATCGAGTCGGCGGTACGGCCAGTGCGACCCCTGTCCCGGTGGACGATCTGGAGTTTGGCCCGGAGTACATCCGCGCCATGAACAAGATCGACGCCGCGAAAGGCGGGGGCCGATGGTAAGGACCGCCCGTGGCCAATCAACTCGTCACCCCGACCAACGTGCTCAAGCGCGTCGGCCGGATCGCGATCAACAACCTCAAGTTCGCCAATAACGTCGACCGCAGTTACGACGGCGACTTCATCGAGAACGGCGCCAAGCAGGGCGACACGATCTTCCTCCGCCTGCCGCAGCGCTTCACCACCACCAAGGGCCAGGCGTTCCAGGGCCAGGGCATTCAGGATCAGACGGTCCCCGTCACCCTGACCGACCAGGCGAACACCGCGGTCTCCTTCTCGTCATTTCAGATGACGGTGGACGTCGACGACTACTACCCGCGCTACGTCGATCCGCAGGCCGTGCAGTTGGCCAACACGATCGACTTCGACGGGCTGAGCCGGATCGCCAACGACACCTACAACAGCATCGGCACCCCGGGCAGCAACATCACGAGCAACACCACGTACCTCGGGGCGAACACGCTGCTCTCCAACATGGCCGCGCCGCCGTCGCGCATGATCATCACCAACCCCGATCAGCAGGCCGCGATTGTCGCCGCCAACTTCGCGCTGTTCAATCCGCAGGGCACGATCTCCGACAGCTTCGAATCCGGCGTCTACGGATCGAACACGCTCGGCTTCAAGAAGTGGTACTGGGATCAGAACGTCACGCGGCACACGGTCGGCACCTACTCGGGCACGCCGCTCGTGAACGGCGCGACGCAGACCGGCACCAGCCTGATCACTGACGGCTGGGGCTCCGGCGTCTCCTCGCTCAGTAAGGGCGATCGCTTCACGCTGGGCGCGTCGGCCGTCGCCGGCACGCAGGGCGTCTACAGCGTCAACCCCGAGAACTACGCGAGCACCAACGGGCTGCAGACCTTCGTGGTCGTCAACACCGTGAACGATACGACCGGCGCGATGACCATCGTCATCAGCCCGGCGATCATCACGAGCGGCCCGCTCCAGACCGTCACGAGCTCGCCGGTCGACAACGCGGTGATTACCGTCATCGGCGCCTCGGCGGTGTCCGGCGCGGTCGGCCTCGCCTGGGTGAAGGAAGCCGTCGTCATGGTGATGGCGGATCTCGTGAAACCCGAAGGCGGCGCGCTCTCTGAACGCATCTCGAGCAAGCCCCTCGGCTTCGCGCTGCGGCTCGTGAAGCAGTACTCGATTCTCACCGATCAGAACATGGCCCGCATTGACTGCGTGTATGGCTGGAAAGCCTACCGCCCGGAGTGGATCGTCGCGATCCAGGGAGCTTAAGACATGGCCACACTCACAGCGACCACCCTCGGCGCGGCCTCGGCGACCGGCGATACCTCCCTGCGCGTCGTGTCGGCGACCGGCTTTGCCAAAGGCAAGATCGTGCAGGTCGACGGCGAGTTCTTCAAACAGACGGCCGACGCGGTCGGGCTCGTGATTCCCGTCCGCGGCGGGGACCAGGGCACCTACTGCCAGGCGCACGGGATCGGCTCGGCCGTGTTCGTCGGCGACGGCGCGGACTATCCCGCCGGCCCCCCGGGGACGGCGATCACGTTCCCGGCCCAACCCTGCTGGAACGTCGTGACCTACGGCGCCGCGGGCGCCATTGCGATCCCGGCGACCAAACAGAATCAGTTCGTGCAGCTCATCACCGGCACCGCCGGCGCGATGACGCTGGCCAATCCGACCTCGGCCAACGAAGGCATCGAACTGATCCTGATGGCGAAAGACGCCCAGGCGTACACCATCACCAACCCCGGCGGGTTTCTCGGCACGACGACGAGTTCGGACGTCGCGACCTTCAACGGCGCGATCGGCTCGACCTTGCACATCAAGGCCGTGAACAAGCTCTGGCTGGTGCTCTCGGGCATCACCGCCGGCGTCAGCATCGCGTAAGGCCCGTCTGTCTCTCGCGCCGGCGCCTCCGGGTGTCGGCGCGTCTTCTCACGAGGTTCTATGGAACGCACGCACATGCGGGACGAGCGCACGCAGGAACTGATCGAAATCCCGCTGCACGACATGCGGCGCTGGGAAGGCCCGTACGTCTACGTCGCCTATCCCAAACAACTGTTCAAGGCATCGACCGGCAAGTACCAGGACGCCGATCAAGAGAAGACGATCGCCAAGACGCAGGCGGATCACGAGCGGCTCTCGTCCGACTGGCAGGAATCGCCCGACCTGGCCCGCGCGCACTACGACCGCCAGCAGAACGAGATCGCGAAAGCCTCCGCCGAATCCGCCGGCGCCGATCGATCGATGAGCGCCAAGGCGCAGATCGAACGCGCGAAGTATGACGGCGCCTCCGACTTCGACATGGTGACCGACGTCCCGGCCCCGAAACTCCCGCCCCGCGCGAAAAAGGATTGAACGCTCATGGCTGATGTCACCAACGGCGGCGCGTTTCTCCCGCTCTCCACGCTCAACTCCTTCACGCTCGCGACGCCCACGCTGACCAGTCCGACGGTCACCAGCCCCACGATCACCGGGACGACGGCGATCGGGGCGGGCGCGACGTTGACGACGCCCACGCTCACCAGTCCGACGATCACGGGCGACGCGGCCGGCGGCATCCTCGTGAGCAAAACCGTGGCGTTTGTCGAAGACGCGACGATGACCACCAGCACGGGGACGGTGGTCATTCCCGCCGGCGCGACGCTGGTCGATATCGTCGTGACCTCCTCGGTCCTCTGGTCGAAAGCCTCCAGCCGCTTCACCTGTGGCGATGCCCAGGCGGCGACCGGCTGGTTTGTCTCGACCGATCTGAGCGGCACCGATCTGCTGGTCGGGGAAGCGTTGCGCGCGGCCGGCGGCACGGCGGCGTGGGGCGGGAAGAACGGCGCGTATCTCGTCTCGGCGACCGGCGTCTTCGGGCAGGCCACGAGCACGAAGGCCGGGCCCTACTACGTGAGCGCCGGCAGCGTGATCGGCGTCTGCACGGTCACGCCGGGCGCGGGCGCCGCGGGCCGGTCGTTTATGACGGTCACCTACAGCGTCGGCCAGGCCGTCGTGCCCGTGGTGGCGTAAATGCCGCTCTCGCTCACCGTCCGGTCGCTCATCACGCGGGCGCTGCAGAGTGTCCGCGTGCAGGCACCGGGCGAACCGCTCACGCCGGCCTTCGCGGCGACGGGCCTCGAGCTCGTGCAGGAACTGCTCGACGACTGGAGCACCCAGGCGCTGATGGTCGTCGTCGCGTCGCGCACGGTCTATCCGCTGGTCGCGAACCAGGGCGGGCCGACCACGCCGTACACCATCGGGCCGGGCGGCGACTTCGATACGACGCCGGCCGATCGGCCGCTGCGGCTCTCGGCGACGCTGCTGCTGGCGGGCAGTCCCGCGATCGAGATTCCGCTGAGCGTGCTCACCGACGACGAGTACGACGCGCTGCCGATCAAGACGTTGGCGTCGAGTCCGGGGACCTGGCTGCACTACACCCCCGGCGTCCCGCTCGGGACGATCGAGCTCTACCCCGTGCCGACGACGAGCGCGAACAGCTTGGTGGTGTACGCCGACGTGCTGCCGACGCAGGTGCTGACGCTCGATGACGTCTATGTCTGTCCGCCGGGCTGGCTGAGTGCGCTGCGGCTCGGGCTGGCGGAGAAGTGTATCGGCCCGTTCGATGTGCCCGACGACATTGCGGCGCGGGTGAGTCGCGACGCGCGGCAGGCCCTGCTCGACGTGCAGGCGGCGCAAGTGCGGATGACCGACCTGGGCCTGGATCGGATCTGGCTCGGCGGCGCGGGCGGGAGCTACGACATTCTCTCGGATCAGGGATCTTAATCATGCCCACTACCACGCCGCAGTATTCGCGCTGGGTCGCGATCACGAAGTCCGACACCGTGAACTTCGATGGGACGACCGCCAGCGCGGCGGCCTATCCCGTGCCGTGTGACGCGATCTATGTCGGCGTCGCCGGCACGATCGCGCCGGTCCAGCCCGGCGGGGCGGTGCTGGCGCTCACCGCGATCGCCGGCGCGATCCTGCCGATCCAGGCGGTGCGGGTCAACGCGACCAATACGGCCGCGTCGGGCTGCTTTGCGCTCTACGTCTGAGCCTGATCATGGCCGAACAAGCGATCCCGTCGGTCGGCGTCTTCACGGAGCAGAACCGCGCCGCGATTGCGGCCAACTTCACGGAGCTGTACGCGGGCAGCGGCGGCGGAAGCCTGACGCATCAGGCAACGGTGGTGCTCACCGACGCGCAGATCAAAACGTTGCCGACCGATCGCGTTCTGGTGGTCGAGGCGGCGGGCGCGGATCGCGTGATCGTCCCCCTCTCCGCGTGGGTCGTGCTCGATACGCTCGCCGGGGCCTACGTCCTGGTCGGCGGCGTCGAAAGCTCCCTGAACCTCGTCTGGGGGCCGACCAATTCCAAGTACGCCTCGGCGATCCTGACCACCAACGCCGCGCTCACGGGGACACCCGCGATCGTGCCCGGACAATTTGTGTTCCCGTTCGTCTCCAATCCGGGCGCGGGATCGTTTGCGGGCGAAGTCGTCACCGAGCTCGGCGCCGGCATGCTGCTGGCGGAGATTACGGACGTCGGGTTGTATGTGAAAGATGACTATCTCGGCGCGTCGAATTACACGGAAGGCGATCCCGCCAACACCCTGCGGATCTCGGTCGCCTACGCTCTGCTGAACGTGAGCACGGGCCTCTTCGAGTAATGGATGGGGGTCTTTGCCAGCTTCGTCGGCCCGAGCTACACCGCGGCGAGTCCGATCGCCGATGCGGAACGCTGCGTGAACTGGTACCCCGAACGGGTCGACGGGCACGCGAGCGGGCAGAGTGCCGTCTATTACCGGCCGCGGCCGGGCCATCGCGTCTTTACCGAACTGCGCGACAGCCCCGTCCGCGGGATGCTGGCGCTCAACGGCCGGCTGTTCGTCGTCGCCGGCGCCAACTTCTTCGAAGTCCTGAGTAACGGCGGATCGCGCCAGTGGGGGACGGTCGTCAACAGTCCCGCGCCGGCGACGCTCAGTAGCAACGGCGACGGCGGGCAGCAGGTGTTCGTCGTCTCGGGCGGCAGCGGCTACATCTTCAATCTCACCACCAACTTTTTCGATCCGATCGATCCGACGCTCACCGCCTTTCCCGCGATCGCAGTGATGGGCGCGTTTTGCGACGGCTACTTTCTCGTGCTCGAGGCGCACTCGGGCAAGTTCTACATCTCCACGCTCGAAGACGGCCAACTGTGGGCGGCGCTCGACGTCGCGCAAGTCTCCGAATCCAGCAATCGCATCGTGGCGCTGCTGGTCGATCACCGGCAGGTGTTCCTCTTCGGCGGACTGACGACCGAGGTCTGGTACAACTCGGGCTACGCGAATTTCCCTTTTCAACCGAACCAGGGCGGGTTTCTCGAGCAGGGGATTCTCGCGCCCTACTCGGCCTGTCAGATCGACAACGCGGTCTGCTGGCTCGGCGCGAATCAACACGGCGGCGGCGTGGTCTATCGGCTCGACGGCGCCAGTCCCAAGCGGATCAGCACGCACGCGATCGAAGCGATCTGGGCGACTTACGGCGCGTTGACCAACGCGATCGGCTGGGCCTATCAGGATCAGGGCCATCCGTTCTACGTCCTGGTGTTTCCGACCGGACCGGCGACGGGCGATCACGTCACCTGGGTGTATGACGTCTCGACCGACCTCTGGCACGAGCGGGCGCTGTGGGACGACCTGGCGCTGCGCTACACCTTGGACGTCGGCCGCTGTCACGCCTTCGCCTTCACCAAGCACCTGGTCGGGGCGCGATCGACCGGCCTGATCTATGAGATGCGCAGTGACCTGTACGCCGACGAGGTGCCCGCGTGAGTCTCACGCCCACCTTCGTGCAGGCGCAGAGCGCCCAAGCGTACGGCGTCGCGGGCGTCACGACGCCGGCGATGACGACCACGCCGGGGCAGTGGCTGTGTGCGATGGCGGCGCGCAAGTCCGCGGTCGCGCTCTTCGGATCGCCGGTGAGCGACAACTACGGCAACACCTGGCAGCTTGCCTGGCTCGACGGAAACAGCCACGGCACCTTCGGCAGTGGTGGGCTCTACTACGCCGAGAACATCCAGGGCGGGGCCGGGCATACGGTGACCTTCACGTTGCCCAGCGGCGCGCCGGACGGCTGCGCGCTCACCGTCGCCGAGTTCGCCAACATCGCGCCGATCTTTTCGCTCAACGCCACCGCCCACACGAGCAACGCCGGGCCGGGGACCGCGATCCCGCCGATCGGCTCGGGATCGCTCGCCGGCGTGACGGCCGGGCAGCTCCTCATCGGCTCGGGCTCGGTCTCGCACGGCGCGGAACCGCCGGGCAGTATTGGCCGGTTCACGGATCTGTACCGCGCCGACGGGTTCAACCACGGCGGGGTCATCCTCGCCTATGCCCTGGTCACCGCGATCGGCGCCTATCCCTACGCCTATGCGTTCGGCTCGAGCCTGAGCACCAGCGAAAGCTACGGGATCGCGTCCTTCAAAGGCAGCGGGATCGCGTACGTCCAGCAGACCGGCGTCTATTCCGTCGTCATGCCGGCGTCGATCACCACGCCGGCGATCACGACGACCTCGGGCCACCTCCTGGTCGCGATCGGCACGACCAAAGGGCTCACGCTCACCGGGGCCTCGATCACCGACAGCCAGGGGAATACCTGGGCGGTCGCCTGGGCGAACAATACCGGCGGCACCGGGCACGCCGCCTGTTTCTACGCGCAGAACTGCGCGGGCGGCGCGGGCCACACGTTTACCTTGTCGATGGCCGGCGACGCGAGCTCGTCCGCGCTGAGTGTCGCGGAGTTTTCGGGCGTGGCGCTCACCAGCGCGCTCGACCAGGTCGCCACGGCCAGCGGGGCGACGCGGCCCTACACCACGGCGGCGATCACGACGACACAGGCGTCCGAACTGCTGATCGGGGGCGGCTCGGTCTCCGTCGATGCGCTGTGGGGCTACAGCACGGTCCCGCTCGACTGGACGACGCGCGTCGCCCTGGACTGCGCCGCGAGCTCGTCGGCCGAAGGCGTGATCCTCGCCTCCCAGATTGCCCCGGCCGATGGCACCTACGCGTATGGCGTGAACACGGGCGCCTACGGCGGCAGCTCGTATGAAGCGGTCGGGATCGCCTCGTTTCAGCCGGGCGAGCCGGAGCCCTTCGTCCCGCTGCCGCTCCAGACGGTGACGATCCGCCGCATGCGGCGATCGCCGCACCTCAACGTCGATCACGTGCGCCTCATCTACAACCGCTTCGAGCTGCTCGCGACCGTCGGGGCGGGGCTGGCCGAGGGCCAAGGGAGCGATCCGCAGATCATGCTCCGCTGGTCCGACGACGGCGGCCTGACCTGGAGCCGCGAGCACTGGACGACGCTGGGCGCCCTGGGCGCGACCACGACGCGCGTGCGCTGGCAGCAGCTGGGGCAGGCGCGCGATCGCGTGTTTGAAGTCGTGGTCTCCGATCCGGTCGACTGCAGTTTGATCAGCGCCTACGTGGACGTCTCGAAGGGGACCCGATGAGGGCCCCGCCTGTTGCCCGGAAGCAAGGCGTCGACGCCTCGGCCTCCGTCCGCACGGTGACGGCCGCGCAGTCCCCGTATGTGGTCGTCGCGGCCGATGACTGTCTCATCGTCGACGCGACCGACGGCGCGGTCGTGATCACGGTGCCGTCGGTGCAGACCGTGCGGAAGGCGTACCTGACGCGACGCCTGACCGTGAAGAAAATCGACGGCACGGCGAACCCGGTGATCGTCACCGCCTGTGCCGGCGACACGATCGACGGCGCGCCGACCGTGGTCCTGAGCACCCAGTACCAGCTCACGACGATCTTGACCGACCTGAGTAGCAACGCCTGGTGGATCGTGATCGGCTGGAGTGGGAGCGCGCTGCTCCAGTACGTGCCCGTCACCGTTGGGCCGTTCATCGTCACCGATGGCGCCGGGGCGCCGATCCTGATTCCGTGGGTGGCGCCGTGAGCGATACGAGTCTCCCGACCTACCTGCACTACGGCACCAATGCCGAACGCCTCGCCTTCGTCCCCGATCCGCCGATCGTGAGCGGGACGGCGGTCCCGGTGCTCTACGTCTGGTACGAGACGGACACCGGCGACAGCTACGGCTATGACACGACCTGGCATCTTCTCGCCAGCGTCGCCGGGATCAGTCTCGCCGCGTCCAAACTCCTCGGCCGCGGCTCGGCCGGCGGGACCGGCATCGCGCAAGCGATCACCCTCGGCACCAACTTGACCATGACCGGCACGACGCTGGACGCCAGCGGCGGCACCGGCACCGTCACGCATACCGGATCGTTGACCGCGGGCGCGATCGTGGTCGGGAACGGGGTCGCCGACGTCGCGCCGCTCGCCTCGCTCGGGACGACGACGACGGTGCTCCACGGCAACGCCGCGGGCCTGCCGACCTTTGGCGCGGTCGCGCTCGCCGCGGATGTCTCGGGCGATCTGCCGTTGGCGAATCTCGTCCCGGCGTCGGGCGCCGCCGTGCTCCTCGGGCGGGGCAGCGCGGCCGGCGCGGGGGACTTTCAGGAACTGACGATCAGTACGGGGCTCACGCTCACCGGCACCGTGTTGACCGCCGCGGGCACCGGCGCGCCGTCCACGGCGCAGTACGTCGCGCTCGCGACGGATGCGACGCTCACCAACGAGCGCGTGCTCACCGGCACCACGAGCCAGATCGTCGTTACCGACAACGGCGCGGGCTCCACCGTCGTCCTCTCGACGCCGCAGAATCTCGCGACGACGTCGACCCCGCAGTTTGCGCGGACCGGCCTGGGCGGGGCCGCCGACAGCACGGCGGTTGCCAAGTTCGTCGGGCAGTACTACTCGCCGTTGGTCGCCGATGGCAACTCCGGCACGACGAAGACGCTCGACTTCGACGCCGGCAACGAGCACTACCTGACGCTCACCGGGAACGTCACGCTGACGCTCACCCATCCCAAAGATGGCGGGCGCTACGTGATCCTCCTCAACAGCGGCGCCGGCGCCTTCACTGTCACCTGGCCGGCGAGCGGCTCGGCGGGCGGCGTGAAGTGGCCGGGCGGGACCGCGCCGGTGATCACCGTCACGGCGGCGAAGGTCGACCTCGTCACCCTGATCTATTCGCTCACCGACGATCGGTACTACGGCTCGTTCAATCAGAACTACTAAGGATCTATGCCGACCACCGTCACGACCTGGAGCAAAACCGCCGGCACGTCGGTCCTGGCCCTGCAATCGATCGCGAGCAATACCGTCGTGATCAGTAGCGCGATCGACGTCTCGACCGTGTTCGCCGCGTTTTTCGGGATCCACCTGGGCCGCCGCACGGCGATTGCCTTGACCCTCGGCGCGATCTTCCGGATCGAGGCGTCGGTGAAGGCGTCGGGCGATGGCTACTGGTTCCCCGTCGCGCAGTTTCAAAGCGTCGTGACGGTCGCCGAAGCGGAAGCGTGCACCGGCACCAATGCCGCCGGCCAGAACATCGTCACGTGCGCGTCGACGACCAACATCGCGGCCGGCGCGCTCATCTTTTTCGACAACACGACGATCGGCAACTCCGAGTGGGGCCGCGTGAAAAGCATCGTCGCGAATACCTCCGTGACGCTCGAGGACAACCTCCTCAACGCCCAGAGCACCGGCGCGTCGACGATGTACACCCTGGCCGAGTACTACCAGGCCAAGGTCGATTGCAGCGCGATCAAACGGTTGCGCGTGGTCGCCGATTGTTCCGGCACCGGCCAGGCCGTCGCCTGTGATTGCTTCGTCGTGACCGGGGACAGCTTGAGCACCACCTAAATGGCCGTGACCACGCCCGGCCCCTGTCGCATGAAACCGCGCGCCGGCTCGACGCCGGACCTGTCGCACCCGTACGCCTCGGGGCTGGTCGAAGCCTATCTCCTCAACGAAGGATCCGGGCGGCTCGTGACCGACTGCGTGAGCTTGACGCAAGGGTTTTTCCGCAACGGCACGCCGACGTGGGTCCCCACCGCGTGTGGCGGCGGCGTGCGGTTCAACGGCTCGAGCGACATCGCCAACTTCGATCATCCGCGCTTCGGCTATGGCGGCGGATCGGGATCCGCCGGCCCGTACGCGATCCTCGCCGGCGTGCGCGTCAACAGCGTGTCCGGGTTCGGCACGATCTACGCCTCCGGCAACACGGGCTTGTACGTCCAGACCGGGCCGACCTTCACCAACTACAACGTGCAGGCGACAGCGACGACGTTGACGCTCAATACGCCGATCCTGATCGGCACGTCCGCCGGGTACGCCAAGCCGGTCTACGTGCTGATGAATGGCGTGCTCGACGGGTTCACGGCGTCGCCGGGCAATGTGCCGGTCATCGACCCGACGAGTCTCATCGGCGGGCACGGCGGCGAGTACTTCAACGGCGACATCAGTTTTATCTACGTCTACAACCGCTATGTGCCGCCGGAGCTGATGGCGGCGATCCAGGCGGATCCGTTTGCGATGTTCGAGGCGCCCGACGATCTGCGGCGCGTCACGTGCATCGGCGCGGCGGTCGCGCGGGCCGGCGCGGCCGTCGCCTCGACCTTTGCGGCGCTGACAGTGGCGCCATGAAAGCAGCACGATGAGTATTGAAGGCACGTCGCCGACCGCGAGTCCGCCCGACCCGACCAACCCGCAGGCGCGGCGCCCGCTGGAACCCGGCGAAGCGGAAACGGGCGCGCACGCGCTCGAAGCGTGGACCTGGGCCAAGCAGCAGGCGCCCAACGAGCCCGGCGCCTGGCAGGTGCTCAGCGCGCAGTACGCCTACAAGAAATACGGGGAGCTCCCCAGCGGCGGCCGGCCGGGGTGGGAGCACGACGGCGGCGGCGGCGCCTACGGGTGGGAACTCAAAGACGGGGACCTCGTGCCCAAGGACCGGAGCTGGTTCGAGAAATACGGCATGTTGGCGATCACGCTCGGCGTGCTGTCGTTTGGCACGCTGTCCGCGGTGACCGGCGCGGCGCCGGTGGCTGGCGGCGCCGGCACCGCGGGCACCGAAGAAGGCGGCGCGCTGGCGAGTCTGGGCGGGGGCGGCGGCGCGGTCGCCGATGTCGGCGCGGGCGCCACGATTCCCGGCGGGATCGAAGCGGGCTCCTTTGGCGTCGGCGCGGACACGGTGGCGGGGCTCGGGACCGGCGCGATGGGGACGGTGCCGGTGGGGGTGGGGGTGACGGCGCCGACGGTCGGGACGGGCGCGGCGATCGTGGATGCGGCGGCGGGCAATGGATCCTGGGATGCGGCCGGCAATTTCATCGGGCCCTCGACGGTGAGCAACACGGCGAGTAGTGGCGGCATCGGCTCAACGCTCAAGAACATCGCGAACTCGTCCTGGTTCCCGGCGGCGATCGGCGTGGCGGGGAATCTCGGCGGCGCGCTGATCCAGTCCAACGCCTCCGAGCACGCCGCCGATCTGCAAGCGCAGAGCACGAAAGACGCGCTCGACTTCGCGAAGAGCCAGGCCGCGCTCGAGCAGAAGAATTTTGCGCCCTATCTGGCGGCGGGGACCGGCGCGCTCTCCAAGCTCAGTTACGGGCTCGGGATTGGCGATCAGAAGGACTACAACAGCAACGGGATGCCCGCGACGCCGCCCGGCGGATCGCCCGGCTCGATCACGCCGCTGGGCGATCCGCAGGTCAGTCCGCATAGCCCGGCGGCGCAGTTCATCGCGAACACGCGCGAGTCGCCGACGTGGATCATCGGGCCGGACGGCGTCCGCGGCCAGGTGCCGGCGAATCAAGTGCAGCACTATCTCGACAAGGGCGCGACCCTCGTGCCGGGCCAAGGATCACAGGGCGGCGCGCTGTCGACCCTCGGCCGCACGGCGCCGACCGGCGCGCCCGTCGTCGGCACCGCGGTAGGGAGAATGGCATGAGCTGGATCACCGATAACGCGCCGGGCACCGTGGGCACGGGGCAAACTGGACTCCCGCGCGACGCGGGGGCGGTCAATCAGAATCCGATCTTCGCGCCGGGCACGAACCTCGTGCCAGGCCAGGATCTCCCGCTCGGCGGGATCACGCCGGCGGCCACGACGACGAGCCAAGGGCCGCCGACGCTGAACCGGAACGATCCGGCCTCGGTCGCGGCCTACGTGCAGTACTACGCCAGTCAGCCAGGCGCCAATCCGTCCCTCACGCGCGACCCGCAGTACTGGATCGGGAAAATCTCGTCGGGCGAGCTCGGCGACGATCCCAGCTACATCGTCTCGAAGTTCATGCTGCCGGAAGGCGCTCCAGCGGGGCAGGGCGGCGCGCTTGGCAGTCTCGGGGGGGGCGGCTTCGGCGGCTTGCTCACGCCCTGGGATGAACGCTTCACCGCGCCGACGGCCGCGCAAGCGGAAGCGCAACCCGGCTATCAGTTCGCGCGTGATCAAGGGTTGCAGGCGATCGATCGCAGCGCCGCGGCGAAAGGCACGTTGCTCACCGGCGGCACCCTGAAAGATCTGGCGGGCTACGCCGGCGGCATCGCGAGCCAGAACTACAACAAGGTGTTCGATCAGGGCTTGCAGTCGGCCGACTTCAATCGGGCGTCGCTGTGGGGCAACGAAAATAACAGCTACAACAAGCTCTATAACCTCTCCGCGCTCGGAAGGCCGACGGTGCCCTAAATGTCGCAAGCGCAATACACGGAGCAGATCACGCGCCTGATCGAACAGCAGGGCCAGAGTGCGGCGCGTGCGGCGGAACAGCGCGGGCAGATCTGGGGCGGGGCGCTCGCGAGCCTCGGACAGATCCCCGCGCAGATCCAACAGGCGCACCACCTCCAGCAGCAGCAGCAACTCCAGCAGCAGGAGATGGGGTTGCGGACGCAGCAGCTCGGGCTCGAGGTCGACAAAGCGAGTCGCGAGACCGCCGATCGGCAAGCGACGCGATCGGCGCTGCAGGACAGCGGTGGCGATCTGGAGTCGGCGATCCCCGCGATCATGCAGACGAACCCCGAAGCCGGACTCAAGCTGCAGGAGGCGCTGCGCGAACAGCAGCGCGCGAAGCTGCAGACCGACGCGGCGATGCTCGACTATCACCGGAAAATCAACGACACGATCGCCGATCACCTCGGGCCGGTAGCTGACGCGACGGATCCCGCGAGTCAGCAGGCGGCGCTGGCGAGCGCGCACCAGGCGCTCAAGAAGCTGGGGATTCCGACCGACGATCTGCCGACGCAGGCGGGCCCCGAGGCAACCGCGAAGGCCAACGCCCTGCGGCAAGGGACGATGAGCGCGAAGGATCAGCTTGCGGCCAAGCAGAAGGCGCTCGAGGACGAGATCAAGAAACTGACCGCGGACTCGCAGGCGAAGGATCGGATCGCGGATAACGAGCGCCAGGCGAAGGCGCAGCAGTCGACCGAAGCCTATCAAGCCGGGATGCTGAAAAACAGCGGGCGCCAAGCCGATGCGGCGATGGTGCGCGCGCAAGCGGCCGGCGCGCGGGCGAAGGCCGAATCGGCGCCGCTCGATCTGACGCCGGCGGGCCTCGACGCCGCCGCGCTCAATTACGTCAAGACGGGCCAACTCCCCCCACTGGGGATGGGCGACAAGACGACGCGCAAAGCCATCATCAATCGCGCGGCCGAGATCGGGTCGGGTACCGGTGAGCCGATGCGCACGTCGCTGGACGTGGCCGCCAATCGCGCGGGCTTCGGCGCGGATAGTCAGTCGCTCAAACACCTGCAAGGGCAGCGCGACGCGATCGGCGCCTTTGAGCAGACCGCGACCAAGAATATCGATCTCTTCCTCGACACGGCCGGGAAGGTGGTCGACACCGGATCGCCACTGGCGAATACCTTCATCCGCGCCGCGAGCGGGAAACTGCTCGGCAGTCCGAATCAAGCGCAGTACGACGCCGCGCGACAAGTGGCGGTCAATGAGATCGCCAAGATCACGAGCAACCCGAATCTCTCGGGCACGCTGTCAGACTCGGCGCGGCACGAAGTCGACGCCTTCAATCCAGCCAACGCGACGCTCAAGCAGACGGTCGCCGTCATGCGGCTGCTCAAGACGGATATGGCGAACCGCACGAAAGCCCTCGATGAGCAGATCGCCACGATAAAAGGCCGCATGGGCGGCAAAACCAGCAGCGACGGCCCGCCGAAGCCCACGCACCGCTTCAACCCCGCCACCGGCAAAGTGGAGCCGATCCCCTAATGGCTCAGACCGTCGTTGAAATCCCTGGCGTGGGGAACGTCGAATTTCCCGCGTCGATGAGCACGGCCGACATCTCGGCCGCGGCGGCCAAGCTGCACGCGCAAGCCAACCCGCCCGCCGGCGCGCATCCCGAGGCGCGGATGAGTGCCGCGGAGCCGGGATTAGGCTTCGGCGCCGACCCGGAGCGCGTCACGTTGGGCGACCTCCGGAGCGATCCCGTCGACGCGATGACGCGGATCGGCGCATCGCTGAAGCGGGATCTCAGTGACCCGAAATTCTGGATTCAAGCCGCGGCCATGTATTTCGCGCCCAAGGTGGCCGAGCAGGCATTACCCGTCGTCGCCAAAGCCGCGAGTGGGATGGCGAAAGGCGCCGTGCGCGGCACGGTCAACGGCGTCGCGGCGGTCGGGGATGCCGTCTCGCCGGACGTGATCGGGATGGTCTCGCCGCGGGTGGGGAAGGCCGTCGATTTCGCCCAACGGATGCGGACGGCGATGAGTCCGACGCCCGCGCCGCCGCCGGACGCAGGCCATGTGTCGTTACCCGGCTATCCGCGCGTCACGCAGACGCCGGCGCCTGCCGCGGCACCTGTCGCCGCGCCGCCAGCACCGAGGCCCACTCGGACGCCCGCACCGCAGATCGCCCCGCCGCCCTCAGCGGAATTTAACGCGAACCTGGCCGCCGCGCAGGCACGCGCGGTGGCCGCCCGCGCCACACCCGCGCCTACGCCTGTTGACACGCCGGCCCCTGTTGAGTCATCCGCGCCGAGTGAGCCGCCCGCGATCCGCATGGTCAACGGCAAGCTGGAAGGTCGACCGGGCGGGAATCCGGATCTCCCGAACGCCCGCGCGGACAACGAGGCCGCCCTGGCGGCGCGGCGCGCGGCCTATCAGGCGAGTCAATCGCCGACGTCGATCCGCGTCGTCGAGGTGAGCGGCAAGCTGCATTTCACCGCGCCCGAGTGGGCCGCCTTTCGGGAACTCCGCGCCCGAGGCTGGACGCAAGACGCCGCCGCGAACGCCGCGAAGGCGGCCGGCGAGCTCGCGCGCCAGTTAAAAACCGCGACGCCGGCGGAAGTGCAGACCGCGCTGGCGAGTCGCGGGTTGAAGGGACGCTAGCGTATGCCTGTCACGGTTCCCGGTTCGTTGCTCGGCGCCCCGAAACTGCAGTTGTTCGACAACGACGGCCACCCCGCCGCGCTGTACCTGCTGCATACCTATGCGGCCGGCACGTCGACGCCGAAGCCGACGTACACCGACGTCGACCTGGCGATCGGCCATGCGAACACGAACCCGATCGAGCTCGACGCGAGCGGCCGGGCCGTGGTGTTTCTCGACGTCGACGGCTACAAGTTGGTGTTGACCGATCCCGACGGCGCGGAAGTGTGGACCCAGGACGACGTCGAGGACATCGGGCAATCGCTGTTTGCCACGCTCGACACGCAAGGGCCGCCGACCCTGACCGCGGTGACGGTGAGCGGGTATACGGCGCTCCCGGACGACCAGGTGCTGCTCGTCACCAATCCCAGCGGGACGGATCCGTTCCTTGTCAATCTGTTGCCGGCCGCCGACGCGACGCAGCGGATGCTGACGATCAAGAACCTCGGCGAAAAGGATCTGTCGATCGTGCCCGATGGGAGTGACACGGTGGATCTGATTGCGGGGGCGTACACCGTGCCGGGGAGTGTGATCCCGGTGTGTCCGTCGATCGTGCTGATCAGCGATGGCGCGGCGCATTGGTACATCGAGAGTAGTCACGGGATCCTGTAGCTGAAGACGGACGACGACGACGACGAGTATTCGCGCGTCGACGTGCACTGCCGACGCAGGTACCGCGAGACCACCGCATCGAAGGAGGGTCGACCGATGACGCCGATCGTGCATCTCATCCTGCTCGTGTTCGCGTTCTGCTGTTTCGTGCTTGACGCCTATCAGAACCCGCCGGCCCCGACGCGGATTACCTGCATCGGGTTGGCGTGTCTCGTGGCGTCGATGCTGTCCTGGTGACCCCTATGCTGATCATTCTGCTCCTCGTCTGTCTGCTCGTGTTTGGCGGCGGCGGCTACTACGCCGGCGGCCCGA